GCTATTAAATCCATAAAAGGGCTGGTTTTAAGCGTTACATGAGCAGAACGGTGAACCAATTCATCTTCGTAATAATACTCAACCCAGGTAGTTGTTTCAATATCATTGTCGATAGAACCTTCTTTCTTTACAAGAAGAGAATCGTCCATATCGCCTTTTGTGGTTGTGATAATCATTAAGAACTCCTGATTAAAGCTGTTGACGAAGTGTTGGTCGGCATAGTTACTGTAAACGTATTGGAGCAGCTTTTGTTCGATCCAAAATCAATAATACAAATAGATGCATTACTTGCCGTTGCATCGTATACCAAAGCACACCTGGCCGTAAAAGCCGCTGGACTCCAGACCACATTGTTCCAGTTAATGTAAGCAATGCTATTGACGGAATCGTAGTTAAACGTAATTCCTGTCATCAGCTTTCCGCCGGCAACATACCCAGTACCAGTGATCTCATTGGTCGAGGAATAAGCCGTAGTGGATAGATTTAAATTTGCGTTACCGTTATACAAGGCCATGTAAATGGAATCGGTAGACAAGTTAAATACCCCGCCCGTGTAGAGCTGGTATTTAAAGCTTGTCGTTTGACCTTGGACTATGTTACTCATGGTACTGGTTGAATCCTAGTTTGACCTGAGCGGTATGCATCTTGACGATCCAAACCATCTCCAAGGCGTTTCGCAATCGCTAAAGCTTCCTTGTATTTGTTGTCGTAGAAAGCAATAAGCTTTTCATCACCCTTTTGGTAGGTATAAGCTTCAACTAAACAACCATACAAAAGTACTGAATCAAAATTATTGCCAAGCCAGGATTGTCCTGTTGCGCTTGTAATTGTTAATACGGGTACGGCAAATCCAGAACCCGATCCGCCCAAATAGGTGTTAGCTACAGTCAAAGAATCACCAACTACATATCCGGTTCCACCAGATGTCAAAGTAACGGAAGTAACTATGCCGCCCGCAACAACAACTGTGCCGTAAGCATAAGTGCCAGTACCGCCACTAAAAGGTACGTTGTAATATGTTCCAGAGACATATCCAGTTCCTCCACTAGATATATTACCAAGTAAAGTAATTTGAGCCTGAATAATACTATCTGGATAATAAAAGTAATGCAGCTCAGTTGAATAAGCTTGATCAGGAGTCGGGCCGAGCATAAAGCTAAGGTACAAAGGAGCTGAGCTTTGCGGGCCAAATAATGCATAGTGTCTTGGCTTATTTTGATAGCTAGATGTAGGATAGCACTCACGAATAAAGTTAACATCTTTATTAAGCAAGTACAAATAATCCGTCTGGAAAACTATTATCCCAGATACAGCGCCAATATTATTCTGAGATAAAGTAATCGTAGTGCCGCTCACGCTAAGCACCGTACATTGATTACCAATGTTTGTACCACTAACATTTTGTCCGGCGAAGATGCCAGTACTAGATGTAACAGTAATTGTATTTGTGCTAACCGTTCCCGTGCCAGTGGTGCTAAAACTTGAAAACACTGCCAATGAATAAGGAGCTAGAAAATCATTGGGGCAAGCCAAGTATGAATTACCAGCAGTCATAACGCCCGTCACGTTCTTACGCAAAGAAGGAAACAAAATAGAGTTGAAAACCCTTTGCTCCGTCTGCGTAATAAACGTATTCATGTCAACCGTAGGGAATGTGTACTCCAAATACGAGTTGACTTCGTTGACGAGCTGACTATAGTTCATGCAAGCGGGCCTCTAGCTATTTTGCCACGCTCAGCTGCACCATTACCTCTTGTTACTTCGCCTTCAGACTTTACTTCATGGAAGTTTCCAATTGAAACTGTTCCGTTCAAAGGAGTCCAATTCTTGCGAGTAGGCATCTTTACTTCCAGGCCAATGTGATCAGGAAGAGTGCTATCAGAGTCAATGCTTCTAGCAGTCACTGGCTTATTGCTCATTGTATGAGGCTTCTCATACTCAGATGCATATCCATTGTATTTGCCTTTGGCTTTTACAATCTTTGGACTATCATTCTTGTCAAATTTGACTTTCTTTTCTGTAGCCATATTAGCCTCCTCGCTGATAACCAGCTCTTGCTAGGTTACGTCCTTCGGCTTTCATGCTGTCTTGGTTAACACCAGCTAATCCGCCTTTGGCGTACTTCTTAATCTTGCCACCCTTTTTGAGTTTGCTCAGATCAGTTTTCTCACCTTTGTGCTCTTGTTTATCGTGCATACTAAAAGCTTTTTTGATCAGCTTTTTGTCTTCTTTAATATCGTCATGCTTAGCCATAATAGCTCCTTTATGTACTAGAAATTGTAACTGTACCGACCGATGTTGTGGTAACTAAATTGTTGGGCGTGAGCAATGGAGGATTGAACTGACCATAGAACTCTTGCGCCCCACCAATAGGGTTCCACCCCCACTGTGTATCCCTTGATCCACCACTTGGGAATCCCAAAGAATCAAGACCAGATGCCACATAACTTAGATCTTTTCTCGGTTGTCTAACCGCCTGTGGATCGTCAACCGGGAACATACCCAGTTGTAGTTGTGGTTGATCTGGATCCCAACACTCTGGACAAACTTTCAACTGATAGAGCTTGGTTTTAATAACCTCCATCTTAAGCTGGCTAAGCTTGTACCGCTGTCCGCATCTGTCGCATTCAGCAATCGAATGTTTACCCGATGCAAACCTGTTACCCATTACGGACTACCTGATCCAATGAACTGTTGTCTTGGGACAAAACGAATAGCTGCTTTTTCCCTGTCCTCGCCAGCGGCAATGTCAAACTGCTCGTCATAAGCTTGCTTTAACATCTGTACTCGCTGTACTAATTCTGGGACTTTCATAGCTATGTGGTAGGCTAACCCAGCAGCCACGGCCGGCAAAAACCTGAAATTCATATCTTGGACATTCGGCCCTGCGCCCGCATCCTGTACACGCCGTAAGCGCCAGTAAGCAAAGACATAAGGCGTAGATGAGTCTGGTGTTGGCCATACAGTTATTGCCGGTAGTTTAGGAACATATACCGCTGCACCCAGTGCATAAGACTGAGCGGTGGTGTTGTTCTGTGCCCTAAAGCAATTCTGTAATGTGTTACCTGAGATATACGAATAATAAATAATCTCACCGCTTGTAGATCCAAGCTGGATATAGCCGTTTGCTGCCAATCCTACGGTGCTAGAAAGCGTTATTACTGTGTCTGTAGATGCTACTGCTGCGGCGGCTTGTATCGCTGTTGTAGCCGTCTCGCCAGACATTCTTTGAACCCAAACCTGGATAGGTCTGGATTGACTTAATTTGTTTGGAATAGTCGCATAGGTAGAAACACTGATACGAGTGATTGTTAAATCAGATTGATTAGAGGTGCTATTGGCGTTGGTGCGGATCACATGATCCAACAAATCAATCGTATCAACGGGCAAAGGATAAGTGTTTAGACCTGGGGTAAGAGTAATCGTACCCTGGTCTATTGTCCACATATTGATGCCACGATTTTGCCACTCGATGGTCATCAGGTTCATTGATCTGCGAGCAGTACGCAAATCATAGCCGGAACGCATTTCACGACCAGCCCTCTCCCAAGCCTCCTCTGCTATTTCAGCGAAGTCAAGGTCAAAGGCCGTTGTGCCTGTAGTGGTTCCAACATTTATAGACATTATGCGCTAGGAGCTTCTGGCTCTTCTGTAGCAGCTACTTCAGCATCTTCATCAAACTGCTCATGTGGAACATCATCCATAAATGCTGCTACCGCCTCTTTCGGAGCTTCTTCAATCGTTTCTTGAACTGGGAGAACAGCATTGAGTGATGATTCCAAATCATTGATAACCCCTTGAAGATCGTCAAAAACAGTGTTGTACGCAACAATCTGGTGCTGTGCTCTTTGCTTTAATTCATCAAGAATAAAAGCCGCATCTTCGTTGCTAATCTGAATCATTTCTTTTTCCTTGTTTTAGCGGATTCAATAAAATCTGCCTTGGATGGAGCGCCTTTAGATCCCGGTTTGCGCATATGCTCACCAGAACCCTTCGATATCCTAGCTTGTTTTGCATGGATATTGGCATAAAGGCCAGGATGATTGGCCATTCCGCCCTTCTTAAACTGCTCAAAGTCAGTATCATCACGGCGTTTTTTAGTCTTTCCTTTGGGCATTTTTGAGGGATTGATATCCCCCATGCCACGACTGGCCATCATTTTGATCAGCCTTTGTGATGATGAACGTGACCACCATGCTTCATGCTTTCTTGGTGATCATGTAAATGCTCAACAACTTCATGATATTTAGCATGGCCGCCAGCATGATGACCATAATGATTGTGATGATGAACATGACCATTCACCTCATGCTCTTTCATGTGGTGAACCATGTGCTTGTGTTCTGGAGTATGTTCGTGTTTCATAATCAATCCTTATTTCTTATGATGAATTTTACCGCCATGCTTTTTAGCATTAACGATTGGGCCGTCACCTACTGTATTACCCTTCATCTTTTCTTGAAGAGCACGAGTATGTCCACGTTCTTGAATAGCGTGTTCGCCGTGTCCTTTATGTCCACCAGCTTTAACTTTTTCCATCTTTTCGCCAAGTGGGTATTGGCCAGGAACATGACCGCCTTTAGCGTAATGATGTTTCTTTTCAGCTTTTCCACCATGCTTTAGTTCATGGATTCCCATATCTTTTGAATGGGGTTCCATAGCCTCTCCGCCTGATTTCATTTTCTTAGCCATTCCGCCACCACACATAGCATGGTGATGCTCAGCCATAGCCAAGTGGTGATGAGCTAAATGCTCATGATGTTTCTTTGTTAAACCGCCGTGCTTCATGCCGGGCATAGCACCAGGCATAGCTGCTGGAGCTACTGCTGGAGCTGCTGCTGGAGCTGCCATAGGTTTAGGACGATTACGTCCAGCTTTCATTAATGCAGCCATTGCCATAGCCGCTTTAGGATTCATTGCCATATCACCACCTCTTTTAAAATGTTTGCCTTTGTCGGCTTCCGCAAAATCACGCCCCACGGATTGTGGAACGTGCACCTTCTTTGCAAAAGCCTTATTATGGGCTATTGCTTCCATAAAGTCATGTTGTTTTTTACTACTACTTGGCATCACTGTTTTTGTTGAATAAGTTGATCAATCTTTGCTTCAAGCCTGTTAAAGCGTTGGTCAATGTGGTCAGTAATTCTATGAATTTCTGTTTGGGTGACGTAATCACGAGCAATCTCCTCTCTAGTTTTGTTGAGCAATATGTCAATCCTTTTGACTTCTGCCAACTTGTCCTTTAGAAAAAATCCTATGATCGCCACCAATAGCGACAATCCAGAATTCCATAAGATCATGTAATCCATTTAGCACTTCCACTTTCTTAAGCTTTTATTGATTCTGCTATCTGGATCTTTTGCCGTTTCTGATCCTGTCAACTTCTTCTTCATCCCTTCCATCCTGGCGCAAAAAGAATCTTTCCTTGAGCCACCCTCTGGTTGAGGGGGTTTGAGATTCATTCCTTGCTTCTTGGCGGACTCTCTCCCTTTGGAGTTCAGTCCACCAGCCGGGTTTTTCCCCTCTTTTCGCTGCCAAGCTGGGGTCTTCATTAAGCCATCGCCTCTTGACAGACAACGTTTACCTGAAGTGTTACACCACCAGCGTTAGCGCAAGTAACCGCAACCGTCAAAATATCTGCCACGTTACCCTTAATGTTCGTAAGAACTGGGAAAAAGTTTGTCAAATCAAGCTGTTGCAAACCATTAGGAGGAGTTGAGAATGCGTACACAACCTCACCACCAGACATCACTGTAGAGCTTAGATCTTGCTCAGCAAATGAGTTATATGAGCCAAGCGTATTCAAAGCAACAAAACTTGCACCAGTTAAAGATACCTGGTTTGTAGGTGTAGATGCAATCAATTCAACCAAACAAGTTTGTGAAGAATTTAATAGCAGTGTCTGTGGCAATAATTGACCACGATCAATCAAACCAATCTGATAGCTATTACCAGATGATGGGCCGTTACCCAAAGGCAATCCTGTAACTACATCACCAAATGTCAAAGCACTTGTTGTATTGGATGTGATACGACCTGTATATGGAGATACTGCTGATGCGCCAGAACTATAATTTCCAGGAGTTACGTTACCCCATACCACAGTAACTGTAGTTGTTGGGTTAGTAGCAGGAATGCTGACTGAGAAATTACCATTCATTCCAGATGGAGTTGCGCCGCTAATGATAATTACATCACCTTGTTTTAACCCGTGAGCAGAGCTAAATGTAATGGTAGATGAGTACTGTGTTAGACCCGCAATCGTTGAACTAGCTGGGTTAGAAATAGCGCTGATTGATGGCAAACTAGCCTGGTAATATACAAACTTACCAACCCACTGATTTGCACCCCAGTATGTAGCTGTAGGCGTAGATGTGAGTGTTGCGCCATTTACCAATTGGATTGGCAGGATCATGGTTGTGGTTGTAGGTACAGACTGGATTAACCAGGTTTGAGCTGCGTATGTTGATGTAGCAGTTAAAGTGCCTGTGCCAGTTGTCTGAGTTGTGCTAACTTGATAAGTGCCAAGACCACCTGGCGCATAGGAATTATATGTTCCAGCAGCTTGAGCAGTAAATGCTTTGTTAAGCGTGATCGTAGCGCCGTTAACAGCAGTAATAAATGTAGTAGCAGGAACTCCTGTACCAGCAAATAACTGTCCTACGGCGAATGATGTACCTGCCGCCAATACCACTACGCTTGATCCTACTGCACCACCGCTTGCAAAAGCTTGTGATCCAACAGCAGAACTTGTAGCAGTTAACTGAGCAACAATAGTAGGTGAACCTGTAACGCCTGTACCAGACAACACCTGGCCAACTTGCAAAGCTCCAGTGGCTACCGCCGTAGTTACAGTTAAAGTTGTTCCAGAGAATGCATAGTTACCAGTAGCAATCGTAGCTACCTCAGTAAATGAGCTGAGAGTTACATACTGAGCAGGACTGTTAGCGTTAGCTGTGTTAGTTACTGCATAGCCATGAGCAGATGCAAATGTAACCAAAGCTTGACCGCTATTAGGTTGGCCAACTACGCTAGAAATAGCGGGAGTAGCTGCACTGATTGTCAAAGTTTGTGCAGATCCACCAGTACAAGCAGCATTAGTCTGATCAAAAATATCAGAACCAATAGCTCTCATACGGAATGACATCGCAGGATAACGTGTAATCGCAGCTGAAGGAGCACGGTTTTGAGTCTTAGCATCATTACCATATGAATAGGTAAAGCCACGCTGTTTATCAATTGATCCTTCGATCAATACTGACACACCGTAGTGAGTCATTACTGAAGATGTTGCGCTACCTGTATCTCTTTGCTCGTAGCGAACTGGCAAGTTACCTGTACGGCTCCAAGGAGTTGTCTGTGAACTTCCTGTATAAGCACCGTTACCAGCGCCAATCTGATGGAGAATATAAGGTTCGCCGTTAAGAACTACGCCCCAACGCAAAGCTCCTGCGCCGTACCATGCGTACTCCATCCAAATCATTTGAACTTTAGTCCAGTCCAAAGCATTGATAATATTTCTATTTCCGTTCCATTGCGACATATCAACAATGGTATCAACGGGTAATCCGCCTGAATCAGAGCGAACTACTACATACATTGCATATGGATTGGTTGGATTAGTCGCACCATACTGCATAAAGAATATGCCGTTAGAGTCATCAAAGATTCCAACACGCTGATACTGTCCAGATACTGATGCGCCAAAGTTTACGTTGGATGCCATGTAAAAAGTTTTACCTGGCTGATATCTATGGTAAGGACGGCTTTGACGAATCGTAATATCGCCTGGAGTATTGCCGCCACCAATGGTCATTGACACACCGCCAAGACCTGGGTTCTGAACTATGGATGCTTGACCAGAAGTATTCTGAATATAGTTTTCCCAACGTAATGGCTGGACACCATATTCAAAGTCGGCATCATAGATGTTCTGAGATTGAGATACTTTTAATTTGCCAACAACATCACGCAGACGTTGTGGCATAAGCACCTGCGCTGAACCATCAATAGCTTCCCACTCTTGCGTAGGCGTTTGTACGCCTTGGTTCGCAAACCCAGTGGTATTTGTATTGATACTTCCTGATTTAGAAAAGAAGTAATTCCGTAATGACAAACCCATATAAACCCCTATTAAGCCAAAGAAAGGGGCCGTAGCCCCTACTGATTAGTCGTAGTTACCGTATGGGTAGGTAGTTGAATTACCAACGTTGACTGATGGGTCGTTCTGTACATACTGGATAATGATGTTAATCTTACCAGCGTTAACAGTAGTTAAGCTTGATACAGTCAATGCTAAGTTAACAACAACTTGTGAGAACCATGTAGGTTGCTGACCAGGTTGTAAGTTTTGTACATCTTGCAATGTAGATTGTGCATTTGCGTATTGAGCAGCAGTAAATGTTGCTGTTGAACGGCCAATGCTTGAACCTGTAATAGCAGCAACAGTAGCATATGTTCCGCCAGTTGTTACAAAGTTATTTGCAATGTATGGTTGGATAGATGTTACTGCGTGAGTACCATCAGTAGGCTGAACAATGTTATCAATAAAAATGTTCTGAATATAAGACTGGTAAGGCAGTAAAAATACTGCGCCACGATAGTTCGTACCAGTTGCATCAGCAGTTGGAGCTGTTGCCGCTGTTGGGCCAGTGTTACTAAATACACCTGCTTGTGGCGTATAAATAGTAGCAATTGAATTAGGTAATGTGTTAGATGTAACAAACTGTCCAGATCCACCACCGTATCCGGCAGTACCAGCGGTAGTGTTAGAGAAATCTAAAAGGCAAGACTGGGATAGTAATACTGGGCCAACATCACGTTGTGCGCCAAAACGGTTATCGCCCGATAGAATTGGGCCTTCAAATGTACTGCGTGCCATTATAAGTTTCCTTATGCAAAAGATACCTTGTTAATCGTTGCATCGTCTGCTGGGCCAGTGGCAACAAGGTTGGATTCCCAGATGCGTAGATAATACACCATTTATAGAAATAGTCAACAAAAAAGGGGCCGAAGCCCCTTATTTTTTTATCAATCCGAAGATCAATATGTACCGTAGATTCCTAGTGGATCTGACCATCCGAAGCTATAACGCTCGCGGGATTTGTAACGGACGTTGCCTGTATCGAAGTCACCATCCATGCTGTTTTGCAGGGGGGTACGCTCGAAGTGCTTCATACCGTTAGGTACATCGGTTAACAAGAACCATGCATTAGGCGCTGTCAAGAAGTGATTGATTGTGTATCCTTCTGGGATAGAACCATTGTTCTCGATAGCGTTAATGTCATTGTTGTTTGTACCAACGCGCAATTTAGTTTCGAGCAAACGAGTTGCAACGAACTGTAGTGCAGGTGGAACAATCAACTTCTTGGGCTTAGCAGCGATCAAAAGACCACGCTCATCTGTCCATGCAGCGATCTGAATAACGGCATTCTCAAGAGAAGTCTCATTCAAGTCAGCAGGAGTAGATGGGCTGTTGCTGTTTGTACCGCCGTTCACCAATGGGTGAGCAGAGTTAAACAAAGAAACGCCGTCACCACCAACATATGCAGAGTTGAAACCGTTGTTCAAAGGAGCAGCGGCTTTAACTTGCTTGGTGTAGGCCATAGCGCGAGCAAGACCCTTGGTGTAGCGAGCAGACAAGCTGTCGTACAAATTATCCTCAATAGCCTCTTCGGTAATTGAGAATCCAAGAGCAATAGTCTCGTGGTTATAGCGAGTTGTCCATGCCTCTTGTGCATTGTCATAAGCGATGGCAGAGCCTTCGTTCTTGACTGGTGCAGCAGAGAAACCGGATAACTTGGTCTCTTCTTCAAAGCTACGCTCAGATGTCTCTGTTTCGTAGATCTCTTTATGCTCTTCCCCATAACGGGCATACTCTAATCCGAACAATGCGTTCAGTCCAGGAAGTAACTCTTTAAGCAGTTGTGCGCGTGAAATAGCCATTTATGTTACTCCTTAAACTGTAACTGGGTAGTAGTAACCATGAACGCCAAAGTTAAACTTAACGAGTAACTCAGGGTATTGATTAAATACTAGGGTTGAAGATGCCACCATTACTGGGCTTGGTGCTACGTTTACAGAAATAGATGTCGCACCGGCTGTTGCTGCTGATGCAACAAAGCTGCCAGAGGAAATGTATTGGCCGTTAGCAGCAAGAGTTCCAATATCAGTACCAACTGGCAATGCGTTTGGAATTGCAGCGCAGGTAATGGTTGTGGAAGAAATGCTTGTGTAAGTAGTAGTACCCAAAGATACAACAGTATCAGGCACAACTTGCAATACACGCATTGGTACAGCCGCTGTAGTTGTCAAAGATGCAGGTGATGTAACGCCGATGTATGAATCACCAGTGTTAACGTTACCTGTACCAGCAGACCATGAACGGTTGATAGCTACGTCTTGACCAATCAAAGCCA